TATGGGTGAATTTATGGTTCAGGTTGATTTTGACAAGGGGCTATATAAATACAAGGATTTTGAAGATAACTAGTTATAATGGAGTATGCAAAATCAACATCACAAAGCAATCAAACGATTTGGTTTGGATGGCATTATTCACGATGAAGCTGCAATACCAAGGCTAAAACAAGAATATATTAGACTACTAAAAACTGAGATGATTCTAACTGGGTACGCACCTAGACTAGATATTGACCCAGACTTTACAATTTTTTATCTCCACGAGAAAGAAATCTTTGAATTTCAATTATCACTATATGGAACATACCTAGGAAAGAATAAAACACAATGGATAACAGGAATAGACGGAACACAAATAGTTCCTACACACAAGAGCAAATCAAAAGAGTCCTTGCAGGATCAGGCATAGATATTGAATCAGAAGTAGATTCAGATTACATTATCTTCTGCCCTTTTCACGCTAATCATAGATCACCAGCAGGTGAAATTGATAAGCGTAATGGAACATTCTTTTGCTTTTCCTGTCACCACGTCGCAGACCTAGTTGAAGTTGTAGTAAAAACATCTGCTCGTACATATTTTGAAGCGGTACGTTTTATTAAGTCTAAGGGTACAGAGTCAGACCTTACATCTGAGATTAATCGTCAACTCTATACAAAGCCAGACTATGTACAGTTTGACGATGTACTTGTTAAAAGACTAAATCAACAAGCATTAGAGTCACCTCGTGCTATGCGATATTTTGCTGGACGGTTTGTGACAGAGGCATCCGTAAAGAAGTTTGCACTTGGATTCTCTGAAAAACAGGATATGGTAACTATTCCTGTACAAGCCCCAGATGGTATGTCGATTGGCTTTGTAGGTCGTTCCATTGAAGGCAAGGAGTTTAAGAATACTCCAGGAATGCCTAAATCAAAACTTCTGTTTAACCTGCATAGGGTCAAAACAGCAGACAGGGTATATGTAGTCGAATCATCTTTCGATGCCATACGCCTTGATCAAGTTGGATTTCCAGCGGTAGCAACTTTAGGTTCTAACGTATCCAACATACAGATTGAATTGCTTAAGAAGTATTTCAATAACATAATCGTTATTGCAGATAATGATGAAGCAGGAGGAAATATGAAGTCCAAGATCATTGAGAAGCTTGGGTCTCGTGTATCCGTAATCACACTAGAAAAACAATACAAGGATATCGGAGATATGACGGATGAAGATATTGCAAAGCTGGATGTTGCATTTGACAAAACCATCATATCTATGCTAAACTGATAACCTCAACAATACAAGGAGAAAACAATGAGTGCAATTAAGGGATTAAAAAATCTAAACGCCCTACTCGAAAAACCAAAGTTCGAAGGAACAAAAGTTCGTTGGCTTAAGCTTGCTGACGGACAGTCTGCTGCGATTCGTTTCGTAGAAGAACTAGATGCAGATTCACCCTACTACGATGAAAGTCGTGGAGAGGCTTGTGTATTTGCAGAGCACACCAACCCAAAGGACTACAAGCGTAAAGCTGCTTGTACAGTGGATTCGGAAGGTCGCTGCTACGGCTGTGAAATGGCTCGTAAGGAGCCTAAGTCTGGCTGGAGAGCACGTAACCGCTTCTATTGCAACGTCCTCGTTGAAGACGGTCTTGAAGACCCTTACGTGGCTGTATGGTCACAGGGTATTTCAAAGCAGTCTGCTGTACCCACATTGATGGAGTACTTTGACGACACCAAGGGTATTTCAAATGTTGTTTGGAAGATCAAGCGTAACGGTCAGGGAACTGAAACAAGTTACACACTTCTTCCAAAGGGACCTGACACAGAGCCTTTTGACTGGTCAACACACGAGTTCCACAACTTGGAAAACGTTCTTCGTGAGATTCCTTACGCTGAACAGGAAGCATTCTACTTCGGTTTTGATGCTCCATCAATTACCTCAGCAACTAATACTGACTGGTAATATCCATAGTGCTGGGCATCACTATAATCTGCCCAACTTAAACTTTCACCTCTAACATAAGGATCTTATGAGTTACGCTGGGCTACACGTTCATACACACTATAGTCTCTTTGACGGAATAGCTACCCCACAGGAATATGTGGATCGTGCGGTAGAGCTGGGTATGCCAGCAATTGCAATCACAGATCACGGAAGTCTCTCAGGACACCGTGAGTTATATCGCTCTGCTAAAGAAGCTGGCATCAAGCCAATTCTTGGCATTGAGGGGTACATCACTAAAGATCGCCTAGACCACACAGATAAAAAAGATAAGAACGACCCCCTAGATCTTAACTATAATCACCTTATTATTCTTGCAAAGAACACTATAGGTCTAGAGAACTTAAATAAGCTTAATGAGCTTGCTTGGACAGAAGGATTCTACAAGAAGCCTCGTATTGATTGGAAGATTCTTGAACAATACAAAGAGGGGCTTGTTATTACTTCTGGCTGTTTGTCTGGGGTATTGGCTAAGGCAATCGAATCAGACAACCTAGCCTATGCCAAGGAACACATCAAGTGGTGTAAGGATACTTTTGGTGACGACTACTACATTGAGGTAATGCCTCACAATCCTGCAGAAGTAAACAAGATGTTGCTTGAGCTTGCAGACGAGTTTGGTATTACACCTGTTGTTACACCTGACTGCCACCACTCCGATAAGAGCCAGAAAGAAATCCAGGAACTTAAACTAATCCTTAACTCATACTCAAATAAAACTGTTGGAGATGCAACATATAACGGTACAAAGAAGTATGATAACCTTATGGACAAGCTAGACTACCTCTACGGGGCTGACCGCCAGATGTCATTTAACAAGTTTGACATTCACCTTTTGTCAGATGAAGAGATGCACAATGCAATGAAGGCTCAGGGTATTGACCGTGAGGATATGTACGAAGCAACTCTTGAGATCGTAAACAAGATTGAGGATTATGATATCCAGGACTACCGTGACTTGCTTCCTGTGCAGTACCAGGACCCTGACGGAGAGCTCCTCAGCCTCGCTCTAGAGGGCTTAAAGGCTAAGGGACTAGACCAGAACCAGGAATATATTGACCGCCTTAACGAAGAGCTGATGATTATCAAGGATAAGAACTTTGGTCCATACTTTTTAGTTGTACGGTCTATGATTTCTTGGGCAAAGAAGGAAGGCATTATGGTTGGACCAGGACGTGGTTCATCTGCTGGTTCGCTTTTGTGCTATTCACTTGGCATCACTGACATTGATCCTATCATACACGGCTTGCTATTCTTCCGATTTATTAATCCAGAACGTAATGACTTCCCAGATATTGATACAGATATCCAAGATACACGCCGTGAAGAAGTTAAAGATTACTTGGTTCGTCAGTATCGTCACGTTGCTTCTATTGCTACGTTCTTGCAGTTCAAAGATAAGGGTGTGGTACGAGACATTGCTCGTGTGCTAAACATCCCTCTTCCTGACGTTAATAAGGTTATGAAGCTTGTAGATACTTGGGAAGACTACTGCTCTTCATCATCTACAGCAGAGTTCCGTGAGAAGTATCCAGAGATTGAATTATATGGAGAGCAACTGCGTGGTCGTATCCGTGGTACTGGCATCCACGCTGCAGGTGTTGTTACATCCAAAGAGCCTATCTTTAAGTTTGCTCCAATGGAAACTCGCACAGCACCAGGAACTAAAGAGCGTATCCCTGTTGTTGCAGTAGATATGACAGAGGCAGAGCGTATCGGTCTTATTAAGATTGATGCCCTTGGTCTAAAAACTCTTTCTGTTCTACAAGACACACTTGCAATTATTAAAGACCGTAGTGGCAAAGACATTGATCTTCTAAAGATTGATATGGATGATAAGAATGTTTACGATATGCTTTCTAACGGATTTACTAAAGGTGTCTTTCAGTGTGAAGCAACACCATACACTAATCTACTTGTAAAAATGGGTGTAAAGAACTTTGCAGAACTTGCTGCTTCTAATGCTCTAGTCCGTCCAGGTGCAATGAATACAATTGGTAAAGATTACATTGCTCGTAAACACGGCAAGCAAAAGATTACCTATCTTCACAGTGTTATGAAAGAGTTTACAGACGAGACCTATGGATGTGTTCTATATCAAGAACAGGTTATGATTGCTTGTACAAATCTTGGCGGTATGACAATGGCAGAGGCTGATAAAGTTCGTAAGATTATTGGTAAAAAGAAAGATGCTCGTGAGTTTGACGTGTATAAAGATCAGTTTGTAAGAGGAGCTTCTCGATATGTAACTACCTTCCAAGCAGAAGAACTTTGGCACGACTTTGAGGCTCACGCAGGTTACTCTTTTAATAAGTCACACGCCGTAGCATACTCAACACTTTCTTACTGGACCGCTTGGTTAAAGTATCACTACCCAATTGAGTTTATGTTTGCACTTCTCAAGAACGAAAAAGACAAGGATGCTCGCACAGAGTACCTTATCGAAGCAAAGCGTATGGGTATCCCAATTAAGTTGCCACACGTTAATGATTCAGATGCTGACTTCAAGATTGAGGGCAAGGGTATTCGGTTTGGTCTTAGTGGTATCAAGTTCATTAGTGATAACATTGCAGAAAAGTATATCGCTGCTCGCCCCTTTAACTCTTACAAAGAACTAGAAGAGTTCTCGTTTGGCAAGGGTAACGGAGTCAACTCTCGTGCATTGTCAGCACTAAGACTAATTGGTGCTGCTACATTCCCTGACCAGCCTCGTAATGATGAAGAGATTCGTGAGAACCTGTACGAGTACTTAAACCTACCAGAGTTCAACACATCAATTCCACAGCACTATCACGCATTTATTAATGACGTTGAGGAGTATGAGGAAAAGGGAGCTTTTGTTATTATGGGTATTGTCAAGGGTATCAAACGAGGCAAAGGCTGGTCACGAGTAGAGGTACTAGATAAGACAGGGGCTATCGGTATCTTTGACGAAGAACAGTCTAAGGTTGAGGCAGGACGTACATACCTTATTCTTGCAAGTGACAATCGTATTGTTACAGCAATCCCTGCGGATGAAATTAAGGGTAATGATTCAGGTCTTGTAAAGATTCTTAACTACCGTATGCTACCCTATACAGACGACCAATTAATGGTTGTGTCATTCAGACCACGTATCACTAAGGCTGGTAAAAAGATGGCATCAATGGTGGTGGCAGACTCTTCACGAGAACTGCACTCAATCACAATCTTTCCAACTTCATTTCCTAAAGCATATATGAAGATCAAGGAAGGCAATGTATATAAATTCTCTTTGGGTAAGACCAAAGATGGAACAACAATTATGGAGGATGTATTCGATGTTTGATGAAGTAACAAAACACCTGCACGAGATTGCAGTAGAGAAAGGTTTCTGGGATGTAATTAAAGATGCATCACAGGAGCAAAAAGATATATTTATGGCTAAACAGTTAATGATGATTGTGTCAGAAGCAGTTGAAGTTATGGAAGCTATTCGCAAGTCAAAGGGTCCAGAAGATGTAGCAGATGAAATGGCAGATATTGTTATCCGCACACTTGACCTGTATGCTGGATTAGTGGAGCACGAATACACACACGTATCGCTTGACGATGCATTTGAAAAAAAGACGACTTTCAATAAGTCCCGACCAGAAAAGCACGGAGTAAAGTTCTAATGACAGTAACAGTATATACAAAAGACAATTGCGTACAATGTGAAGCAACTAAGCGTCACCTTGACAAGCTAGATGTTCCTTACGAGGTAATCAACATCACTAATAATGTTAGTGCTCTTGACAAGTTAATCTCACTTGGATATCGTTCAGCCCCTGTAGTTGTTGCAGGTAGTGATAGTTGGGCAGGATATGTACCAGACAAGATCGATAAGTTGGCTGAATAATGACAACAATGGAAGAGGCACTAGCACAGCTAGACCCAAGAATTCGCAAACGCTTGTCTAATGGTGCAGGGTTTAAGACAGACTTTCAGCCCACTCCCAGCTTTGGACTCAACCGTGCTCTAGGCGGTGGGTTGCCATATGGTCGTCAAGTTCTTATTTGGGGAAGCAAGTCTTCGGCAAAGTCTTCTCTATGTCTTCAGATGGTTGGTCTTGCACAGGCAGAAGGCAAACTCTGTGCTTGGATCGATGCAGAAATGTCATACGACGAAGCGTGGTCGAAGAAACTTGGGGTAGATACAGAAAACCTTATTGTCTCACAGGCTCGTACTATTAACGAGATGGTAGACGTAGGCACAGCACTAATTAATGCAGGTGTAGACCTAGTGGTAGTTGATTCAATTACCTCACTACTTCCTGCTATCTACTTTGAAAAAGACTCTGACGAACTCAAGCAACTTGAGAACACTAAGCAGATTGGTGCTGAGTCACGAGACTTTAGCAACGCCTGGAAGATGATTAACTATGCTAACAACAAAGTCAAGCCAACACTGTTCGTCCTGATCTCTCAGTCACGAAACAACATTAGTGCTATGTACACACAGCAACAGCCTACAGGTGGACAAGCAACTAAATTCTATTCATCAACAGTCATTAAGTTGTTTAGTTCGGAGTCGGATAATCAAGCCATCAAGGGCAAAATTCCCATAGGAGATAAACTAATTGAACAAAAGATTGGTCGCAAGGTCAAGTGGGAATTACAGTTCTCTAAGACCTCTCCAGGCTTCCAGAGCGGTGAATATGACTTTTACTTCCGTGGGGATGGGGTAGGAATTGACAGCGTTGGTGACCTTGTGGACACCGCTGAGATGGCAGGTATTGTATCTCGTACAGGTGCTTGGTACATTGTATCGGAAGATAAAAAAGTTCAGGGCAGGGAAGCATTTATTAACTATGTCAAGGAAAATGACGACTTCCGTAAATCTATTGAGGACCAGCTAAATGTCAGCTAAGTATGATGTTCACAAAGGTAAGTTTAATTGTCATACCTGCAAAACAGAAGTATCGTCAATTAGATGGTACTGGACGTTAAAAGAGTTAACTTGGCTATGTCCAGAAGGACACCTTAGCAAAGTTGATCTTAACACTAAAAAAAGTAAGGGTAATTATGAGCGAGAAGAACGAAAGTAAAAGAATCGGTGCGAAACAACATAAAAATTCTGGACGTAATACGACCAAAGGTGATGCTACTTGGGGACAGTTTGTTGTTGACTTTAAAGAAGTATCGAAATCATTTACTATCAATAGGGAGGTTTGGGCTAAAGCTACGACTGACGCAATACGTGGTAACAAAGACCCAGCAATTATTATTGTACTTGGCGAGGGTAATTCTAAAGTAAGACTAGCAGTCATTGAGCTGGGTATCCTAGAACAATTGACTGAATCATCAGAGTAGTGTATAATAGAAGGATAGTAGAAATTGGAAACAATGGAAGAAACAAAAACAACATTAGAACGAGTCAATGGTCTCACTGAGATCGCTGACTTTATGAACGATGAAGAGCTTACTGAAGCCCTCACGTTTATTGCAAAGGTTATTTTCAAGCCAGAGATTCCTGCACAGGTAGCCTCTATTGAGATCGTTCGCTTGCAAGCCATTGCTGCTAAAATGTCATTCAAGGCTACTTGGATGGCTAACGTAGATAAGGGAGATAGAGCGAAGAAGAATATTTATTTTACTGCTGCTAGTTCAATTAATGAACTTGTTGCTGCACTTAAATATATTACTCGTTAAACATACTATGACTAAAAATTTACTAAACCAAGTTATGCTCAAGGGTGCATCAGATAAGAAAAGATCATTCCTAGATACTGACGAGCTTATTAAAAAGATTCAGCACGGATACATTATTAACCGTGTTGACAAGCACCAGCAGAAGAAAACTTTTGCACCTAGTACAATTGCATTCTCCCACGGAGAGTGTCCTCGTTACTGGTACATTGCCTTTGAGGGTGCAACATTTACAGACAATGCAGATGCATATGGCGGAGCTAATATGACTGCTGGAACCAAGTCGCACGAACGTATCCAGTCAGCTATGGCAAATGTGCCAGACCTGCTCGTTGACTCTGAGTTTAAAATTACAAGTCAGGACCCACCTATCTTTGGTTACGGTGACGTAATCCTCAAGTGGGGTGGAGAAGATTTGCTTGGCGAAATTAAAACAATGCCAAACGAAGGATTCGAATATCGAAAAGCAGCAGGGAAACCAAAGCTTGGTCACCTCGTACAGTTGCTTATCTATATGAAAATTCTGGGGAGAGAACGTGCAGTACTAATCTATGAGAACAAGAATAACCACGAGTTGCTTGTCCTTCCAGTAGTACTAAACGATTATCTTAAAGGGTGGGTAGACAGTACATTTGATTGGATGAGAGAAGTTCGTAGTGCTTGGGAGAATAAAACTCTTCCCACCAAGAACTACCGATCAAATTCGAAGATTTGCAAGACTTGTCCAGTAAGGTCAACTTGTGATATCGCTGGTCCAGGGACGCTACAAATAAAGTCTATGGAGCCAATCAATGAAGCATTGTCAATGGTGTGATAACCAATTTAAACCAAATGTATCTTATCAGATATATTGTTCTGCTGACTGTAGGGAACACGCAACTAGAGAGAAAATAGCTGAACGCTATGCTAGAAATCGTTTGCAAAAGCCCTCTCGAAAGAACAGAAAATGCAAAAATTGCGGATCAAAACTATCTATTTATAATGATGAAGAAACCTGCTCCATATGCGATATTAATCCTTCAGAAGTAAATAAAATATTAAAAGAGTTAAAGGGGATAGCCGATGGTAAAATTGAGCTTAATTAATCCAAAACCAAAAACAGTTTGCTCAATTGATGCAAGCACAAACAGCCTAGCCTTTGCTATTTTTGAGGACAAGTCTTTAATTAGATTTGGCAAGATTAATTTTACTGGTCGTAATGCATATGAAAAAGTTGGAGATGCTGCAAAGAAGTGTCTATCTTTCTTTAAACAATTTAATATTGATTCTATTATTATTGAGCACACGGTATTTATTAACAGCCCTAAGACTGCTGCAGATCTTGCACTTGTTCAAGGAGCGATGCTTGGGTCAGCTCAAATTAATGGCATAAAGATTGCTGGATCAGTTAATCCAATTACTTGGCAATCATTTATTGGCAACACAAAACTCTCGGCGGTAGAAAAACAACAACTTCGCAAAGAGAATCCTAACAAATCCGAGTCTTGGTATAAGGGGCAAGAACGTGAAATTAGAAAACAAAAAACAATACGTTATGTTGGTACGTATTATAATAAGTCTATTAGTGATAATGACGTGGCAGACGCTATCGGAATTGGTCACTGGGCTATCCACAATTGGGAAAAGGTTGACAAATAGACTTATGGCTGCTAAACTATATCAAAGCGAGGCGTGGCTTCGCAAACGCTACCACCTTGATCGCAAGACTCCAGAAGATATTGCAAAAGAGTGTGGCACTAGCGTTGAAACAATTTATGTATACCTTGCAAAGTTTGGACTAAGAAAGAGTAAAAGATGAGTGAAAACCTTAAAATCACGGTAGACCAAGTTAACCATCCACCACACTATACAAAGGATCCTAGTGGTGTTGAGTGTATTGAGATTACACGTCACCGCACCTTTAACATTGGGAATGCTTTTAAGTATCTTTGGAGAGCTGGCATTAAGGACGAATCAAAGACCATCCAAGATCTTGAAAAAGCTATCTTCTATATTCAAGATGAAATCAAACGACTACAAGGAGAATACCGTGGCTAGACTTCGCAAGACAGAGTATAATAAGACTATGATTAAAGATCCTTATGAACGTGTCTATGAGATGCCATTTGGCAATTTTGTAATTGAGCGTGGGGACTTAATTAAAGTTGCTGGAGAATATGGAACTAAATTTAAATTTGAGTCCATTACCACTAACCCCAAGAACGGTGCTGTGTGGGTAGATTGTTTTGAGACGTGGAGAGGACGAACAGGGGCATACCGTTCATTCTCTATTGACCGTATAAAGCGTATTCCAAAACGTAGACCAAGGAAGGTTAAGCTAAGTGTCGTTTGAAGATCTTACAGTAGAACACCTTGACGAAGTAAACAAGGTTGTTGAAAAGTATCTACAGGGCAATGAACCTACCCAGATTTCAAAAGAACTATCGATTCCTCGTCAAAAAGTTGTTGCTCATATTAAAGAGTGGCAACTTATGGCTGCAGATAATGCGTTAATTCGTGCTCGTGCAAAGGAAGCACTTGTTGCTGCAGACACTCACTATAATAAACTAATCAGTAAAGCATATGAGGTTATTGACGATGCAACTACGCTTGCTAATTTAGGTGCAAAGACCGCAGGTATTAAGTTAGTCTTGGACATTGAGTCTAGGCGTATTGATATGCTACAAAAAGCTGGACTGCTTGAAAATAAAGAACTGGCAGAAGAGATGCTTGAGATTGAACGTAGGCAAGACATTCTTAAAGATATCCTTAAAGACATTGCTGCAGAACATCCAGAGGTGCGTGACAAGATTATGCGTAGACTATCTGAGGTATCACGCAATGACGAGGTGATTACTGTTGTCAGAGATGTTTGATGATTTCTTTGAAGTTTTAAAAGATAACAACTTTGAGGAAACGCCAGTAGACGCTAAGACGTTTGTTGAGGGTGAGGCATACCTTGGACAGCCACCACTATCTCAAATTCAGTATGACATTGTAGAGGCTATGAGCCAGATCTATAAGCTTGAAGACCTAATTGATATTATGGGTACAGAAGAAGGTACACGCTATTACAAGAAGTACACCAAGAATGAGATTATTCTTCAGCTTGGTAAGGGTAGTGGTAAAGACTTCGTATCTACTGTAGCGTGTGCCTACATTGTATATAAACTATTATGCCTTAAAGATCCAGCTCGTTACTTTGGAAAGCCATCTGGCGATGCTATTGATATTATTAACGTGGCTATCAACGCACAACAGGCTAAGAACGTTTTCTTCAAAGGATTTAAAACAAAGATCGAACGCTCTCCTTGGTTTGCTGGCAAGTTTTACGCAAAGGTAGATAGTATTGAGTTTGATGATGCTATCACTGTTTACTCTGGTCACTCTGAAAGAGAATCTCACGAGGGTCTAAACCTTATCCTTGCCGTACTTGATGAAATTTCTGGCTTTGCACAAGAAACAAATACTGGCAACGACCAGGGCAAGACCGCAGACAACATCTACAAAGCCTTCCGTGCCTCTGTAGACTCTCGTTTTCCAGACTTAGGGAAAGTAGCACTACTATCATTCCCTCGCTATCCTGGAGACTTTATCTCACAACGATATGATGATGTGATTATGGATAAAGAAATTATTACAAAGACTCATAAGTTTATTATGAATCCAGACCTTCCAGAAGATGCAGATGGAAACACTCTAGAAATTTCGTGGGATGAAGATACAATCATTAACTATAAGTATCCTGGTATGTTTGCAGTAAAGAGACCAACGTGGGTAGTAAACCCTACTCGTAAGGTTGACGACTTTAAATTAGCATTCTATACGGACCTTGGAGACGCTATGATGCGATTTGCCTGTGTACCTACCTATAGCTCAGATGCATTTTTTAAGCAGATTGAGAAGGTTCAAGGTGCAATGACACTTCGTAATCCGCTAGACAACAATCGTCGTTTTGACGAGACATTTGTGCCAGATCCAGATAAGATTTATTACGTCCACGCCGACCTCGCACAACGACACGACAAGTGTGCTGTGGCAATTGCTCACGTAGATAAGTGGGTAAATATTCAAGTGATTAAAGATTACCAGCAAGTAGCACCAGTAGTTGTAGTAGATGCTGTAGCGTGGTGGGAGCCAAAGGTAGAAGGTCCAGTTAACCTTTCAGAAGTCAAGCAGTGGATTCAAAACCTTCGTCGTGTAGGATTTAATCTGGGTATGGTAAGCTTTGACCGCTGGCAATCATTTGATATCCAGAATGAACTTAAACAAGTTGGCATTAGAACAGAAACTGTTTCAGTTGCCAAGAAGCACTATGAAGATATGGCAATGCTTATTTATGAAGAGCGTCTCGCTATGCCATCCATTGATCTTTTATTTGAAGAATTAACAGAGCTTAAAATTATGAGAAACAATAGGGTTGACCATCCTCGCAAGAAATCTAAAGACCTTGCAGACGCTGTGTGTGGAGCTGTCTTTGGTGCTATCTCACACACACCAAAAGACCTTAACCTTGAGGTAGAGATTCATACGTTTAAACAAAAACCAAAGAATGCTATTGCGGATCGTCCTAAAGATGTGATAGAATATAAATCCATACCAAATGATGTCAAGGGCTATCTTGATCAGTTCAATTTAATTTAGGAGCAAGACGTGAGCTTTGACATTGTTTATTTTTCTAACTATTCTGGAAACACCAAAAGATTTGTAGATAAATTAGATTTAAATTCAATTAGAATTCCGATAAGTGATTCTAATGACCCCATACTGGTGCAGAATAAGTTTGTATTATTTGTTCCAACTTATGGTGGTGGAAATGAAGGACACGCTATTCCAAAGCAAGTCCGTTCCTTTCTCAACGTAGCAAGCAACAGAGATAAAATTATTGGCGTTGTTGGATTAGGAAACACAAACTTTGGAGAACACTACTGCAAGGCTGCAGAAATGATTGCAGCTAAGACAGGCGTACCAATTATAGGCAGGGTAGAAATATTCGGCACAGAAGAAGATGTAAATACAATTAATGAAAGGCTGGCGATGCTAGATGATAAGTAACTACAGTTACCACGAACTAAATGCAATGCTGAATCTTTATGACGAGAATGGTCAGATTCAGTTTAATAAAGACAAGGAGGCAGCAAAGGCTTACTTCCTTGATCACGTCAACCAGAATACTGTTTTCTTCCACAGCCTTGAAGAGAAGCTAGATTATTTAGTTGAAAATGAATATTATGATAAAGCAGTCTTGGACTTATATGATTTTCCATTTATTAAGTCAGCATTCCAACAAGCATACGCACAGAAGTTTCGCTTTCCAACATTCCTGGGGGCATACAAGTTCTACACTTCCTATGCACTCAAGACGTTTGATGGCTCACGCTATCTAGAACGATTTGAGGATCGTGTATGTATGACTGCTTTAATGCTTGCACAGGGAGACAGGGTTCTTGCGACATCTTTAGTTAGCGAGATCATCTCTGGGCGTTTCCAACCTGCTACACCAACATTTCTCAATGCTGCTAAGAAACAGAGGGGAGAGTTTGTTTCTTGCTTCCTACTCCGTATTGAGGATAATATGGAATCAATTGCTCGTGCAATTAACTCCTCACTCCAGCTATCAAAGCGTGGTGGTGGTGTAGCACTAAACCTCACAAACCTTCGTGAAGCAGGTGCTCCGATCAAAAAGATTGAGAACCAGTCTTCTGGGGTCATTCCAGTAATGAAGCTTCTCGAAGACTCATTCTCCTACGCTAACCAGCTTGGTGCTCGTCAGGGGGCTGGGGCAGTGTACCTAAACGCACATCACCCAGACATTCTTAACTTCCTAGATACCAAGCGTGAGAATGCAGACGAGAAGATGCGTATCAAGACTCTTAGTATTGGTGTTGTTATTCCAAACGTAACTCTTGACCTTGCTAAGACTAACGAAGATATGTACCTCTTCTCACCATACGACGTTGAGCGTATCTATGGATTGCCTATGAGCGATATCTCAGTTACTGAAAAGTACCAAGAGATGGTTGATAACCCTGAGATTCGTAAGACCAAGATCAAGGCTCGTGTCTTGTTTGAACGTATTGCTGAACTTCAGTTTGAGTCAGGGTATCCATACATTGTCTATGAAGACACAGTAAACGATGCCAACCCAATTGATGGTCGCATCAATATGTCTAACCTTTGTTCTGAGATTCTTCAGGTAAACACACCAACAACGTACAACGCAGACTTGAGCTACGACAATATTGGT